CTCTGAACAACCGATGTTTTATTAGTACGTCATAGGTGTGCCTATTGGCTTTCACATACTTGACGTAATCCCTCCAAGCATTCTCCTCTTGAACATGATAGTTAGTTGTGAGTCTACAGTATTCTACCACAGACTTCACAAAGTCCAAGTACATATCTACTCTACCCTTGGTAGGCGGAGGAGCAAACATACGGAACTCTATTGTTCTATCGTTATTGAAGTTGATAGCTTCATATCTTGAGTTGCTTTTACCGAACAGATCGAACGTATCATTGATGTCCTTGTTGAAGCCAGCCCACTCATCACTGTCACGATAAGCCAATTGAGTTACTTCTTCTCTGTACCTGTGGACAAAGTAGTCAAGTCTCTTACAAGCATCACCACTTAGATGACTTCTGCCCACATGAACATGAAAGCCAGCTTTGTGTTCGTACTCACAATCCATGTACTCCATGGAGTCTTGTACTACGTCACCTAGATGTACCTTCAGGTATCCATGAGAAGAAGGATGAGTGATAACCTCGAAACCTTGCTCCAAGCTACCATCTGATTGGATGTCAGCTACTAGATCGTGACTTCTAATATCCTCAAGGTCAAGCGAATCTTCACGCTGTCCATTGTCAACCTCGATCTCACAGCCGTACAGGACAACATCTTCATCCTCGTCATCCAAGATATGCTTCTTCCAATGATAACATGAGTGATACTCTGAAGAATAACTCCTATTGTCAGCATCATATTGTTGCTGGTCACCACAAGAGTTGCACAAGGATATGTACAAGCTCTCGTGTGCTAAGTTACCACAACTATTACAGGTTCTGAACTCTGATGTTTGCACAGCTAGTCTAGTCATCCAACCTCTTGGAGTCTTTACCATCTCTCGACTGTCATCGTATTCACCTGATTCTACGCAATGTACGAAGTACCTATCCAAGTGATCCTGACAGTACCTGTGACCATTGATGAGAGGAGCCTCCCATCTGTGACCAGCGACTATGTCCCTTGAGCCATCACAGATCCAATACTGTGAAACATTTTCGTAACAGTACTCATACGTTTCTTCGAACCACTCTAGCGGTAAACGAGCAGTATAGCCTCCCTCCTCAGTTTCCACACATAGCAGTGTTTCGTCTAGTGACAGAAGCATGATAGAATCAACGCTCTCATTGATTGTAGTATCCGACGACTGCAATGGTAGCCTACCTCTAAGATGACCGTGGATTTCCGCACCTTTCACAAAGATACGTTGACCTGCTAAGTCGTATATATACCTTGACCATCCAGTCCACTTTCTAACTAAGGTAAGATACTTCTGGTCTCTAAGCGTTAGCCTACACTCACCTCTGAACTCAGAGTGATGATGAAGATAGCTTAGGACATTCCTAATAGCTTTCTTACTTGATGATTCCATTTTGTTTCACCTTTCTGTACTCTTGACAGTACTTTATAGTTTCCTTATCTACACCTGACAATCGCAACTCCCTATCGTCAGCCTCGTTGAGCCACTTTACAATGACACTATAGTCGTACTTACTAGATGTGCCTCTGTGGTTATCTGTTAACACACTCCCATCAAGAGGATCATAGCCAAGAGCAACCTGCTCTATCTGCTCTGGCTCTAGATAGTCTTTAGAGTACAACTTGTACCCGTCTTTACTAGTCCAAGTGCCAGCCCCAGTACTCCATGTTCGAGAGTGCATATGAGCTTTTGGGTACACAGGTCTCCTGAAGGAGTCATTGGAAAACATACAGCCGTCCTTTGTCTCCCACTTACCGAATGTAGTCCAATGCTCACCACGCATGAAAGCCACCCTGCAAGGATGTGCGATCTGATCTATCAAGAACCTACTGGAGTCCTTGAAAGGATCTAGTCCCGATGTGTACACAGCTTTCGCAAAGGTCATCGTATCGGACACAGAGTCTACCTCGTTGTCCATATCGAACGTACCATTGTGCATCATCACAGTACCTACCTGTACTAGTTCCATGTTCCTCATTAGTTCGTAGTCATCACACAATGGAAACGGATGACAGTTACCCTCATCCACTTGACCAAGCGTAGCTATCCTCATGTGAAGGAACGCTAGTTTCTTGGTAGTCACCATGCTTTTGACAGCTTCCAAGTACTGATCGAAGTCGAAATACCCCTTGGATATTTCAGCCCCTCCCACAGATGGCACAGCAATACCTGCACCATCTGGATTGTGAATGAAGCACCTCTCTAGTACTTCATCCGAAGGCAATGCTACACCTTCGGGTTTGATTATTGCTACACACATTTCATTAGTTTCCCTTCTGGTTAGATGTTAAGTGCGTATACTTCCACAGCTCGGAGGTACTCCTCACCGTGTTCCTTTTTTATTTTGGTCTTGTAAGTAATCAAGTCCTTGCAGTCCACAGTTAAATACCGCTCTGCTTCGTTCTCTATATCTGGATACTTCTCCAGTAGATGCTTGTCTCTTGTATCTCGTTTGTTGCTTCTGCTTGTAAACAGTAGTGGTGAGTTCATATCAATCTCCCCATCTCAACGAAGTACACGAACATCTCACCTGCTAGTAGGCTCATAAGAACACAACCCACTAACAGCCACACGAACTCTTTCCAGTCATCACTCATCGTATCCACTCCCCCCAACCTGCGTCTAGTGCGTCACGCAAGTCACCGTGAATGAGCATCTCTGTTCGTTTGAAGTACGATTCATTCTTAGCTATCACAGACTTCAACTGCCTGTCTAGGTTGTCCTCTTCGTATGCTCTGACCTTGCTTTCTAGCCATTGTACATAGGTAGGTTGTACTTCCCACCCACCTGTTTCTTCTTCGTACCTATCTGGCAACGCTGAAGAACTTTTTTCGTATTTGATTCTATCACTCATTTGTTTCCTTTCCCTTCTGGGTTTGTATTTTTTGTTAGTACACACAGTACATTTTGAAAAGTTGACATTGTCAACTAATTTCTTTTAAAGATATTAATCATATTAGTAAAAAAATAAAGTTCGCAAGACCTTTACGATCTTACGAACTCTATTAAGACTTGCTAACTATTTAGCATTCTTTGCTTTTTCATATTTCTTTTCTAAGTCTTCAATGTACTTTTTAAGTTGTGAAGAAGTTTTGCAGAACTCCAAAGACTTCTCAAGACTTTTAAGTCTTGCAGACTTAGTAACTTTTTTAGGTTCTTCAACACCTAAGGAAGACTTTAACTCTTTTTTAGCTCTTGAAAGAAGTTTAGCAGTATTTTGATAATGTTTAAGAGCATCATCATTTGGCAAGTCTTTTTTAGACTCACAATTATGTTGAAGACATACATGCTTGTAAACTTCTTTCGCAAACCTTTTAAAGGTTTCAAGTCTTTTAACATCTTCTAAGACTTTACAAGTGAATTGCTTCTGAACAGAACCATATTCTCTTGATAATCTTACAAGATCATTAATGTTGTTGAACTCTTTAGCGAACTTAACTACTTTAGCATTACTCATTTCTTTATTCTCCTTATTTTTATTAGTTACTTTTAAATCTTGCAAACCATTTGCAAGAAAATTAAAATGGTTGTAAGTAATTAAACTTTATTCAGATGTCAAAGAACATAAAAAGTTTGTAAAGAGCAAAAAGTTGACAATGTCAACTAATCTTATTAGCATCTTTTAAAGAAATTATAACATTCATAAAATCTTTTCAAGAATTTTTGGCTCTTTCTCCCACTTTCATAAATATAATACTACCAGAAAAGTCTTAAAAAGTCAACACATTAATAAAACTATTTTCAGTATTTTCTTTTTAAGAAACTATTTTGATTGTTAATTTAATTATAGCATATAAAGTCTTTAAAGTCAAGCGAATAATAAAACTAATAAAATTAATTTCTTTAGAAAAAAAATACTAGCCCGTATAAAGACTTTAATAACTTCGATGTCCTTCCAAGCCTTAAAAACTTTAATCTCTTTAACTTTTAAAGTCTTTAAAGTCCTTGCAAGTCTTTAACTTTCTTAAGTCATTGAAAGTCAGCTAGTTAAAAACTTTAATTTCTTTTGAATCTTGGAAAACTTTAAAGGGGGTAAAAAGTCTTTTAAAGACTTTAATTACCCCTTCAGATTTTTGTAACAAATTTTGAACTAGTACTTTGTACTATATATAAATGCTGGATTAGAAACCTTAGTAAAGAACACAGCAGTAGTGCCAGTCGTTGCAGCTCCTAAAGCAGTAGTAGCATATATCTTATCAGTCGCTAGTTTTCGTATAACTATTCCATCAGTATCGTTATTAATAGCTACAGACCTATTGTTTCCATCTGAACTATCTACTATATGAATATAACTAGTAGCGTCATCAGTGCCCTTACGATCTACACAGTAAACATATTCAGCACTATCTAAAGTAGAAGCTTGAGCACTCCCTGAAAGAGATGTACCAACACCCTGAGGTTGTATCATTGTCATTATATTTAAGTCCTTTCAAGTACTTCTCAGTACCCTTAATGTTTTGAAGTTATTTTATTTAGTTATTTTATAACTATATCTGTATTAGCTTTAAGGGCTTTAAAGTACCCTTCCCTTTCCCTAATAGGGAGCAGGTTAACAAACTGGCGTGTAAGACTTATATGCCTACCCAATTTAAGGATTTAGAAGAAGTACCCCCCTTTAACCACTCAGTAGTCTTCTCCATTTCTTCAATAGCGAAGTTAAGTCGAGTGTTCTCCTCAGCTACTTTCTCATCTGTAGCTAATGTGTCTTGCCAGTACTCTACAGCCATAGCGAGAGCATCTAACGCATCATCATGCTTCAATGATCCTCTGGATCTGTTTATCCTAGTAAACTGATACCCAAAGGAATGGAAGTACTCTAGTGGGTCTCTAGCTAACTTAGAGTCCTCTTCAACGACCGACTGGTTAATGATGAGTCTATGACCGCTAACCACAGGTTCTAGAGTGTTAATAATGCGTAATTCTTTTTGTCCTTTTGCTGTAGTCTCCTGAATAGTACAAGGATGAGTCTTGACTAAAAAGGGCATGAACAGCTTGGTGAACATACCATTACCAAAGTTTGACTCTAAGTAAACTGCATTTACTTTCTCTTCTTTGGCTATGTTAGCTAGTTTCTGTAATGCCCCATCGGAGTAACCGCCTTTGATTCCTCCTAGGCTAGTTACATATAACTTACCATGCAGGGCTTTAACTACTGCATATCCAGTGTTATCTTTACCTCTACCTGATGGGTCGATAGCTAAAACACTACCTTCGAACTCTACCCAGTCCTCTGAATAGAATAAAGGCTTGTACCAAGCGTCATCCCCCATACCTACTGTAGGGATAGATTGTATACACTGATCCTTACCAGCACCCCATTGTATACTCGTAGGAGCTTTATCGCCCTCTATAGGCATTACTATAAGGTCTCTGGTTCTTAATGGGAACCTGTCCTCGTCAGACATTGTAGTGTCTAACATAAACTGTAACTTGAAGGTAGAGCGTCCCATATTACTTTCTCTGTCCTTAAGATCTGACTCGTCAAACCTTTGAGGGTCTACAGGCTCTCCTACATCTTTGTTTGATTCTGTAATCATTGGAGCCAAGCAACCCTTATAGTTAAGAAAATCTTCTGCTGCAGGCATCCTTGCTGTCCATACACGAAGCTTATAGCCTCGTTCAGCTAGTTTATTGTATATAGTTTCATAGTTTTGAGGCGTACCAAGGTACTTAATCTTACCTCCTGGTACTAGTACTGACTCAAACTCACCACACCTATGGAGTAGTTTAGCTCTCATATCGTTAGTAAGAGAGTTAGAGATTACCTCTATATCGTCCGCAATTACCTCTGTCGCACGACTTCCTGTTAACTGACCTGT